TACGGGACTCCAAAAGTTCTCGCTGCTGATTGAACCAGCAGGTCTGCCGACGCCTTTGAAGCTGAGTAGTACGAAGATGGTTTGAGTGGGTACGATTCATTTGCAAACTGGATTCCTCTGAGGTCTGCCATGTCGCCGTACACCTCATCGGTGGAGATTTGGACGAAACGACGGAGGTTCGGAGCATCTTTGAACTGCTCCAGCAAATTATATACCCCCATCACGTTAGTATTCATGAAAGGTTTTCCGTCTGCGATGGAATTGTCCACGTGGCTCTCCGCTGCGAAATTAACTACATAAGTTGCGTCTCTTACCTCTGGGTATTTGGTAATATCACCACAGATATCGGCTTTAAGGTAACGGTACCTGTCGTGGTCCAGCCTAATAGCCTCCGGAATACGGTCATGGTCTCCAGCGTAAGTATGCTTGTCAACATTAATAATGTTGTGGGGAGTATTTTCATATACAAATTTAATAAACCGAGAACCTATAAATCCAAGTCCTCCGGTTACTACAATCGTATTAGGTTGTATGTTTATCTTCATAAAATTTTTGGGTAGCTTTTGCTAGAGAATTAAATGTTCCGCAGTCAATCCAGGTGCCGTGCACACGATGGCACATAAGGCTCCCTTCTTTAAGGTACATTTTATTTAAATCGGTAACCTCCAATTCACCCCTTTCAGAAGGGTTAAGGCTACGTATCTTATCAAACACAGTATTGTCGTACATATACAACCCAATTACCGCGTCATTGGAAGGAGGGTCAACTGGTTTTTCAATCAGGTCTTCTATCCCTCCTCCTACCGGTTCATATTTGACCACCCCGAATCTTTCCGGGTCAGGAACCTCTTTGGTAAAGATATGACAGCCGCCAAACTCCTTAAAAGCATTGACAGCGTTCGAGATATCATCACCAATAATATTATCCCCAAGAACAACAATGCAACTGTCATCACCGACAAAAGGCTCAGCCATGCTGAGCGCAGCTGCAATCCCCCCTTCTCCTTCTTGATACCCATAACTTAATTTATTTAGACCTAAGCCTTCCCCATTTTTAAGAACTCGGACGAAATCCCCTGCATGGGGACCTCCTGTTACTACCATGATATCGGTAATACCTGCATTTACTAACGTTTGGAGTGGGTAATAAACCATGGGTCTATCGTACACAGGAAGTAGATGTTTGTTGGTCGCATATGTTAAAGGTGCTAGGCGCGTACCTAGTCCACCAGCTAAGATAATTCCTTTCATGTATTTATTATAGTTAAACCAAAAAAATAGCGCAGGATAAATCCCACGCTAAAAGTAAAACTTAAATGTTTTTAGCCCATATATTCCTTGCGGTACATACGGAACGACTCACGGGCTGGCTTGCCCACTCGCTTAATTAAAACACGCTCCTTTGTAGAGAGCGACCAAGGTTGATTCTCAATCTTCCGCCATTCATTTTGAATTCGGGTCGCTTGTCCCTTGGTCATATAATTGCGGTTGAACCCACGCAAGGTGGACTGGTTCTCAGTCGTTACCATTACAGCGGGGTTAGAGTCATTTTTGGAATTTTTATAGGTGAATTCTTTATCGTACATATAATATAATAGTACTACCTACCTCAAAATTGACTACTTTTCCGACATTTCTTTCTTCAGCCACTCCATGTCATTGGAGACCTTGGCTACTTCAACACGGAGGTTATTTACCCCCTCATTAAGGGTTTCTAATTGAACAAGGGTGCGAGACTCCAACGTCTCCACCCTCTTCTCTAAATCAGTCACTTGGGCGTCCATCGTACCCCATGACACCCCTACCAAGGCAACACACGTTAATAATGTGAGAATATTTGAAAGTGATATACTTTTAGATTGCTTCGACACCGATGAACTCATTTTTGTTAAATAAAGGTTTGTATTTTGCAGCTGGGTCACCCTTTAGGATTTCGTCAGCTATTTTGATTGAGATGGTATTTTTAATAAACCGTTTTATATTTCGGGCGCCGTACTCTTCAGAAAAAGCGTTGTCGGTAATGAAATCAACCAGTTTTTTAGTAACGCGAATAGGTAGATTTTTTAACTGTAATCTCACAATTTTTTCCGCGTCATTCTTATTTAGGGAGTTAAAATAAATAACCGTGTCTAAACGATTAATAAATTCAGGAGAAAACCTATCCTTGAAGGCTTTTTCGATGTCGCTTTTTGCGGATTCGTACGTACTTTTCCTAGCTGCGAAGCCAACTTGTGCGTGCCCAACGTTGTCTTGCATCCCAATATTACTTGTAAAAATGATAACTGATTTAGTAAAATCTAATAGGTTACCATGCGAGTCAGTGAGGGTGCCTTCATCCATTAGGTTTAAGAGCAAATCAAAAAGCTTTGCGTGACCCTTTTCTATCTCGTCGAAGACTATAATCCATTCATTGGATTTCTCGGCTCGGTCTGACAGAATACCCTTCTCGTTATGTCCGATGTATCCGGGAGGGCTTCCAATCAACTTGGAGTACTCGTGCGAATTGGAGTACTCCCCACAATTAATTTTTAATAACTTATCATGAGAGCCAAACATTTTCTTTGTTAGTACCTTGGCTAATTCAGTCTTGCCCACGCCAGTAGGTCCAATAAAAAATAAATTAGTATTATCACTTAACCCTGACTGCATCAACTTCAAATGTTTTATTATCTCAGCGATTGGTTCCTGCTGTCCAACGATGGCTTTTTGTAAGAAATCTTGAATCTTTGAGAAATCACTGTATGTAAGTACTTTACGTTTCTTCTTAGTACTTGGGTCGTTCGCTGCTTCGATATAAGAGTTAATGGTTTTGTTGATTAACTCTAATGAGAAGCCTTGGTATATCTCGGTAACACATTCAAATAGGGCTTCTACAGACCCATCCTCTTCGTGGCACTCTTCCAAAATTTTATCGTAGTTTAGAACCAGTCGAGATAGCATAAACTGTACGTACTTGGTAATAGAGTAAGAGGGTGTAGTCACCTTCTCTATCATATCTTCCACAAGTACTTCTAACTCATCGTCCTTCAGTTTTTTAATTGGGATGAAGGAGTCTAGAGAGTGGGAATAAACTATAAATTTATCTTTAAATTCTTTGCGCATCATTTGTTTAGGTCGTCGAACGATAAGTGTGTTGTTTTTTTAGTGGATTTTGTTTTCATTTCCGCTTGAGTCATCTTTAACATTAAGTCGATAACTTTAACAACCTTATCATTCGCGCCTTGCGCTAGGTCTAAAGCCTTAGACATCTCTGCCTTTGCTTTGTCGTCTAGAGGGTTGTCAGCTACCATTTCCTTAAAATATTGAAATGCTTCTAACGCCAACGCTCTATCCTTAATGCAGTCTTTTACTACATCTTTTGCCATCTTCTGAACACGTGTTTCTGAGAAGTAGCTTGTTTTGGGGATATACTGTCTTGGCATTAATCTAATGGTTTCTTGCGCTTTTGCAAGTTCTTGTATTTTTTGGTTGCGTACCCTGCATCTGCCTTACCTTTAGAGGTTTGTGGCATTTTGGCAGGTCCATGCTTAACTTTGGTTCTTTTGGAGTATGCTTTAATTACGTTGATGTCGGTGCCGCCTTTAAAGCCTTTAACGACCTTATTGCCGGACTTTTCGCCCCACGTACCATGTGTAATAACATAAATTCTATCCGAGCCAGGTGTCGTGAAATAATGTCCGAAGTTGTGGGATGCCATCGCTGTGCTTATAGATGCGTGGACCGGCACTCGCGCCTTCTTAGAAGTAAGCTTACCTCTTTTCTCAGCGCTAACTTCCTTATTTCCAGACTTTTTCTTTTCGTTAATCATGAGTTTATCCTCGTAAGTATCTAGGCGTCAAACTCCACGGGATTAGTAATTTTGTACTCGTCTTTATACCCTTCGACGATGGGGTAGACGCGGGAACTGGTCTTTTTAGGTCTTTTAGCGGGAGGTGGTATAGGGTCCTCTTGCTTTTTAGGTTCTTTTTCAAAGACACCTCTGATACCTGCTCCTATGAAGGCTCCTGTTACCCATGCAGAGTAGCACCAAAAAAGTAGCATGCCCACTCCAGCTATCTGACCGATGAAGAACGCTATGTCGCTACCCATTATTTATTTTCTGGTAACCACCAGTCTTTCTCGACGAATTCAAAAGCTCCTGCACGTTCCTCGTCAGGGTTATTAGGGTCATATTTGTTGGTTACAAGATATAATAGCCCACAGGGCTCGTTTCCTACTGCAGTTAATCCGTGCCATTCTCCAGCTTTAACATGAACTACAGCAGGGTTATGTTCCCCGATGAAGAACTTCTCCGGACCATTCTCATCAGTGTAGATGCCTACCTGAGCCATACCGTTCAAGACACAGAAGAAGTCGTCCTGATACTTATGTCTATGCCATGCTTTAACAACCCCTGGGTATAGTATTGAGTAGTTAATCTGGTACTTCCCAGAGTCCACCATACCATAAATATCGTTAAGGCTCCAACCCCGACCATCAGCAAACTTAGGTAATTGAGTTATATGGCTCAATCTATCTCTCCTGATTCAATTTGGGAAGCTAATACCTTTGTTAGGTCAGCAGCGCGGCTTTTAGTTGCTCCATTATCCAGGGAATACCATCCTTTAGCGGGTGATGTAACTAAACCCTGTTTGTAAGCAGAGGTGGTAAGACCGAAATCTTGGGTTAACCCTTTATTGTACATTAGTTTAAACTCACAGTCTTGATATGGCACCGTGACCTTATTCTTCACACATTTAATTGTTCCCTTAATCCCGGTCGGATTTTTCATATCATCGTACAATATATCTCCTTTGGCTGATACTGTTTCGAGCGATACCGCACAATAATATAGTAATGCTTTACCACCACCGGCTTTGGTTCGAGGGTCACCAAAGACTAGACCTACTTTACTGCGCACTTGATTGATAATAATCAGAGCGGCTTTGTGTTTACGCAACAAAGGATTAATACGGCGCAGACATTGACCTGCGACTTTAGCTCTTAACGCGCCAGAAATTTCTCCATGGGCGCCAAGCTCACCTGCCATTTCTTTACGGGTAGGAGATACCCCAATGGAGTCATATCCAATAACAATAGGCGTGTCCTTATCTTTCTCCCGAATGGCTAAGATAGCATTCTCAATGGTTTCAAAACAACCTTCCATTGTTTCAGGGGTCGTGTAGATTAGCCTTTCGGAATCAACCCCCAAGACCTTAGCAAAGGAGGGGGAGTAGGCATGCTCGTTATCTACCATCACAGTGTAGTACCCCTGCTGTTGCGCCCCTTTGAACGCATGAGTTAGAAACACTGTTTTGGCAGTGGATGACTCCCCGTAAATCTCTGTTATACCCCCAATAGGAAAACCCCCGGTATAGCTACCGGAGATTATCTTGTTTAGGGCAAACGAACCAGAATCTACGAATCCAAAAACCTGACCTTCCTCAGAAAGCAGGTTCGCTCCGTCCAATCTCTTACAAATATCGTCTAATATGTTAGCCATGACCTATTATAGCCATCGCTGGAAGGATTAGGACTCTTTCTTTGCGGCTTTTTTCTTAGCAGGCGCTTTTTTAGCCTTAGCCTTTGGAGGGGCTACTGCAGCCTTGGCTGCTTCCTCTGCAGCTACTACAGCTGCTCGTTGTGCGCGACGTCGTTGGTGAATGTTCATAAATTTATATAGTCCCGCTTGTATTAGGCTTCACGACTTTGCTTGGCTTTTTCTTTTTCACGCTCTTCTTCTTAGGGGGAGGTGCATTTTCCTCGATGCGAGTTAAAGGGGCGCAATTAGGGTGCCCTTCTAAATCAAGTATCTCATTTGGACGTACTAATATGAAACCTCCTAAATCAATGTATACGTTTTGTCCTGTATTATTTTTAAATTTCATTATATTATTTATCCCCCCACAACACTTTAATGTCGGATTTAATCTGTTCCAGGCGGGAGGAGACTCCTGTATCGTATATACCAGCACCAGCATAATGTATTATATTGGAATCAAACCTAGAAGGGCTTCCGTTCCATTGTTCCGAAAACATACTCATATGATTCCATTTATAATCTAATTCATGTACTTTAAAATTGTGCTTGTGTATATTATATGATAAATGTAAATCTGCTGAGCCCCACCCAAGCCAGTATTCTCCGTTGTGGGGGAGAAAGATATCTCTGTGCATTTTAGACATTACGAATGTTCCTGCATTCGTGTAACCTTCTCTCCAATTAACATCACCCCATGCTCGTTGGATTCCGTGTAATTTATCTCTACGGTCGGGGCGTCGGCTACCTTTATCCTCATAGATACTTCCAATCATGTCCTCAGGAACGACCTTAAAAATATCAGGGCACTTTTTTGTTATTATCATGTCAGCATCTAAATTTAAAATCCTGTCGTACTTATCAAATAATTTTTCTATCTCTAAAATACGATAATGAGGTTTGTTGTCCTCCGTTAAAAAGGGAGCGTCCTCCGATAAAACAATGAAGTCAGCGTTACATCTCTCTGCGTAGTCCCTCATTATGGGAAGGGTAATGTCTGCCATGTCTTTAATGTTATCATCAGCACGGGTTACGATTGCGAATTTATTCATATATTTTTATAGTGTATTTCTTTCCATCTCTGATGAAGAAAGCTGGGTACTGTTCATTGTCCGCGATGCGGAGAAGGTTAAAGTTCTCTTCTAGAGTTTTATTGGTGTCTAGCTCACTGTCCTCGGTTGACCTCTTTGGGTAAGATGTTTCTTCCCCCTGTTGAGGTGCGGGCTCTAATTTATCTCGTAATGCAATATATTTCATCACCATCGATAATACTTTTTTCCCTTGCAGCTCTTTAATACGCGTGTTAAGTTCTGTCCCGTCCAACTCGATAACATCTCTCAAATACACATCTCCATTGTCTACTCCTCCAGCAGCTTCAAACAAAGTGATAGGGATAATATCCTTTCCTTCTAGTACTTGCCACGCAAGTGGAGACCACCCTTTTCCTTGTGGAAGTTGGCTTGGATGGACTACAATGTTGTTTGTGTTCAAAGCTAGTAGTTCAGAAGATATTAATTTTTCGCAAGACAATACTAAAAGAACATCGCCCTCGGTAATTTCAGAAACATTAAAAACATGTTTAACTGTATGAGAGTGTTCTAGAAGTTCCATTAGCCGCGTGGCATAAGGAACAAACCAGCTGCGTGGGTTATCAGTTAGAATTGTTATCTTCACGGCTCTTGAATATTGTAAATTCGGTTAAGTCTCTGTAACCATTGTTTTCCCCTAAATCGGGAACATGTTCTGGGTAGTTCTGCATCAAGGCTAAACCATGTGCCGCTTCTTGGGGTGTCATATACATGTTCCACCCAAGCATATCAATATCATCCTCATGATAAAGTTTCTCGCTTCGACCTTCATAACGAGCTTTCTTAAACCACTCTACAGCTTTAGGGTCATCTGTTAAAATCATCCCACCTTTCCCCATTGGCAAAGTTTTCTTAATATGAAAAGATAAACACATGAAGGCGCCTGGTTTATACATATTAGACGTAAGGCGTTTTGCGGAGTCCCATATAGGGTACGGATTTAATTGGTAAGCTCCTTCCCACTCTCGGTCTTCGAACTTGACCTCCCCTCCGGAATGTATTACGGACATTGGTACTGACAGGTATGTTTTCTTGGGCAGTGAGACCGTACTTACGTTGAGGTACTTGCACGCTAGAAATAATGCGTTCGTACAGCTATCTACTGCCACGGCATAAGGTGCCCCTGTGTAGGAGGCAATCTTACTTTCAAAAGCTTTAACTATTTCGTAGGGGTTGTGATTCATTTTTTAGGCACCAAAAGATATTCTCCCCACCGATAAAAACTTGTCACGGGCGCTCCTTCTAAGGATATATCATAATCCTCAAATAAAGTAGAAAAATCAAACCCTCCATCTTCAGTCTTAACAAACCCAGGATAATGCTCATGTTTCTCCGGGTGGTCAGCGTGGTAGCATAGTTGCCATATGGGTTTAACGTTTTTAATTAGGTTCTTCATTCCGAATAACGCGATTGTTTCCATTCCTTCAATATCCAGTTTGATGAAGTCTGGGTTTGGTATGTTATTTTCTTTAACATATTTATCAAGTTCCACGTATTTAATCAAAGCTTCTTTACGTTCCCCTTGGTCTGTGCAGTCATTAAATTTGGTCTCCACTTCGTAGGTCTTGTTAGAAACCGCAACGTTATGGACATCAATAGATGGGTAAGCACCACAGTTTTTAACGGCTCGTTTACTGTTTGACGGAAATCCTTCAAACGCAATTACATCAAACCCTTCTAACGCCATGGGAATTGAAAAGGTGCCAATGTAAGCACCTATATCATACACAACTCCCTCTTTAGGGATGTGTGGCACTAACGACTCAAATTGATGGTCTCCTCGGGTATAAATAGAACCTCGACGAATTTGCATATCAGGGTTATGTCCTGAGTCCAACAAATCGTAGTATTGAATAGTGTGGTTTTTGTATTTTACTGTTGCGTCTGTCATCTTAATTGCATTCTTCGCATTTAGCGGTTAAGTTGAAGCCGGTTTCTTCCCACCCTTTATGGCAATTGTGCCATACGTTTCTGGTGAATGGGTCGAAAGTGCTTCCTACGTCTATAATAGTGAGGTCTGGTCGTTTTTCATACCATTCTTTTACCAAAACTCGAGCCATAGGTCCACATGTAATAAGTACAACCGAGCCCTCATCAAAATCTTTTATAAATTCTTTTGCTTCAGCATATGATGACCACGCATCTTGTTTAGGTACTAGGTATTGAGTTGTAACGTCAAAAGGTAACCATTCCATGGTTTGGTCATCTCCACCCACCCAATAAACTTTGCGGTCATTTATAACTTGAGGGAATACCTCAATGAAATTTTTCCAATGACGATTAGTGAATACGACAGCGTGAGTTTGGTGGGGGTAATCGTCTCTAACCATACTTTGTGCAAGTTGAGAATGAGGAGGGAAACATTTACTGCATGGCAACCCTACCCAATAATTCTCTTGTTCGTGTTTTAAGGCGGAGGTGAGATTCTCCCGTAACTCCGCACTAACCATTTGGTCACCCCGTGCGACTACCTGTCCTGTTTGCCAGATTCCTAGCATCTCCCCATCATTAAAACGTCCTAATGCAAAAGGGATTTTATTTTCTAATTTTTCAATAAGGGTATTATATTTATCCATCTCTTATTTCACTAGTTTCACGATATCTTCAATAGACGGCGTAACAAGGTAATTAACTTTGTTATTGAATGGATTCCATGTCTTTTCGTAACGCTCTTTCAGACCATCGCCTTTAGTGTTACTCCATACAATAGTTTTTGCTTTACAAAGGGCAGCTAAATGCATAGGACCACTGGACTGCCCTACAACAACCTTAGATTGGTTAATAACTCTAATAACTTCAGACAAAGGTTTATCATAAAACTTATCTACGGGCAAGTCTACATCACACGTTCCTTTGGATGTCCCAATTAAAGCTATCGTCTTCCCTTCTGATAAAAGTCTTTTGACAAGCCTCTCATTCCATTCAAAGCCGTCATTATCCTCAGCTCTGTGCGCCATCTCGCGCAAATGCAATACGGCGTCATACTTCTTCTTTGTATTCTTTTTGTAAGATTTGTATTTTGCGAACTCTTGATGATTCCAGTAAGGGACAGTTTGACGACTATCGAACACGTTTAACTCAATATCTTTGTCGTTTATCAGCTTGTTAATTTTTTCTACGATGTCCGGAGGTGTATCGTGGGCTGGTTGGGTCTGCCTCTCCTCTGGAGTAGCAAAATAAAGTTTATCTGTAAAATCTTCGTACAAATGTTTAAACGGTTCAAAACAAACCCCGTGTACTTCGTCAAAATCTTCCGCGGCTTTACGTATAAAGCCTTGCCAGACCATGAGTTCCCAGCCGAATTCGCCTGAGTATAAAGGAAAGAATAGTATTTTTTTCATTTTAAATCTGTAACTGCTTCGAGTAATTTTGAATCTAGCTCCGTTCTTAGAAGTTCTGCGTTAGGGACAATGCAATGACCCCCGATAGAACCCTGCGGGGGAGCTAAAGTTGGGCGTACAACATTAGGTTTACCTAACTCGGTATAGCCACTATTATACGATACGTTGTAATGCGTTTGAGCTTCATCAAAATTAACTCCATGTTTGTCGCATAGTTTTTTAGCATAATCATGCCACGCAATACATACCCCGTAATAAGAAGTGTCTAGAAGTTTTGCTACCTCTGTAGTGATAGACGATTCATATACATCACACTCTATACCTAAATCGTGGGTAAAATGTCGAGAGGCTGGTATCGCACCTACTCCCCCAAAAACCTTCACGAAGGTATGAATACCCTCTGCTAAGTTAGGGTGTACGCCTCTGACAGGGGAGTGGGCTACGTTAGGGTAGTCTGCGCTAATCAGTTTGGTTGTGCCGGGCGGCACGGTTGAATGAATTATAGTTAGACCTGGTTTTAAGGTATCGATATACTCCGATACCTGCGCTACAAACTCATAACTAAAAGGAATGCATATATTCAAAATACTCACTCCCCCTAACTCATCATCACGTTCCATATCTTTAATTAAGGGAACAAAATTGTTCGCCAAATAAATGTCGTCTAGGGCTTGCCCTATCTCACCGTACCCAATAATACCTATAGTTTTCATAGTTCTAAAAGTTCTTTCCACGCATCATAAATTTTATCTTCATCCCACAACTCGAATTTGGTCGTAGCGGCTTTATTGCCATGGTAAGGAATTCCAGCTCGTATACACTCAGCCCGTACTCGTCCGAATGCCTCAGGCAAATCATCAGAGTTTGATTGGTATACACACGAAATGGAATCGTATATCTTTTGTTTGTCCAGTTCCATCCCCATGTGTACTATCCTGTCACTAAGGATGGGTTTTATGTAAGTATCATAGTACTCTTGGTTGTAAATATTGCCGTAAATTAGAACTTTGTCGCAGCCGTCCGCTAAGGCTCTCCTTACGGATACGTGCGTTTGCTTCATAGGGCACAAAGTTCCTATTACCCCTGCTATATCACCCTCAGGTTTTTGAGAGGAGGTAACCCCTCGCATACAATTGGGAATTACCTTGCCATAAACTCCTTGCCAAGACCTCTGGTCCTTACTCACAAAACGGATTTTATCATAACCCTCTATTGGCTGTTCCTTTAATTTGAAAACCTCTTTCTCATGGCACGATAAAATTATTTTTTTAGCCAAAGGATGCCGTTCAGCCATAGGAAGAAAATGCCCTATCACCGTGTCTCCTTTCTCTATATCAAAGTTCGTAAGCATATCGCCCTTGCATTTATCTAAATGCCATTCATGTGGACCATACAAAGTACAGTCGTGACCTCTTTCATTAAATAAATCACAGAGCTCCATTAAGGAAAAGGTGGAACCCCCTTCCATAGACCATCCTGTAATAATTTTTATTTTTGACATAATATAGTTTGTGATTGGTTTTCATCACCCTCAGAATAATGGTGTAATACTTTAAAGCCGGTATCCTGTAAAATTTTTCTTAAATTCATTTTATTAAATTCTACTCTGTGGTTAACTTCGAGAAATTTCTTTAAAGTGGAGATATTCCTCTCAGGTACCTCAACAGAAAGTATCCCACCTTTTTTCAACATAGCATACGCTTGAAGTAAATCCTTTTGGGGGTTATGTAAATGTTCTAAAGAATGACACATTACTACAGCGTGATACTCCTCCTCCTCAAATGTTAACTCCTCAAAGTAACCACAAAATACGTGGTTATTGATTCCATGTAACTCCAAGTCGGTTGCGGCTGAGCTTATGTCATTTCCGCGGGGATACCAACCTCGGGAAAGGGCTTCGCGTAAAAACACCCCGTGCCCACACCCTACATCAAAAATGCGCCCTCGATTAGGCAATACCTTTTCTATAATATCAAGTTGGTGTTGTGCGTAGAGTGTACGCTCGGCACGTACTGCCTGGTTACGTTGGGAGGTTAACGTAAAATCTTGTAGCTGTTCCCGGAGTTTAGCCCTAGAAGGGTACTCCAAATTAATAAACAGCCCGCATTCAACGCATTCCACAAAACATGTGCCCGTCTCCTTAAAGGTTTCCCCGTTACATACAAAACACTTACCCATGCTCTCTCTCCAAAAACTTCCATATCTCAGTGTCTTCCACCTCATTATCTTGCAAGATAACTTTCTCTAAATCTCTGCCTTGTTGGCTATAACGAAACTTAGGGTCCCGCGACGGTACATCTGCTCTACCACGCTCAAGCTTAGCTCGGTACTCTTCTTTAGACTTTACCCAGTAATGGTTAATTCTGAATATGTCGGCGGTACCTGGCTCGTTAAACGCTCCTTGACAGGGCTCTCCTAGCTCATTTACTGCTGTGCCTTGCATATAGTAAAAGGAATGGGGGTTGAATGCGGGGGCTACCGTAAATTGGGGTTGGCAAATCGTCTTAACGTGTTTGTTTATTTCCTCGCCTCGTTTAGTATAGTTAAGAAGTACTCCACCCGTTGGACGCGACTCATGCCCGTTAGAACCAAAAAATACTTCGTTAACAGCTATGCCAGGAGCTTTACCTTCAAAGTCTTTAAGTCGTGTTTTTAAATCTCCTCCGGGAGCAAACAAAAACTCATCTAAATCAATAAATGCCATCCATGTTGATTGGTCCCTATAAGCAGTTAAAGCATTATAGTAACAAGCAAGTTGGCACATATCCATAGTGTTATAAGAATAGGTAACCTTCCCAGATTTGATATAAGGATGAAGAACTTCAGTACTGCCGTCCGAACTACCGTTATCGTAAAGGTAAAAGTGTTCTACTCCCACGCTTAAATGGAAATCTAACCATTCTTCGAGGTTAGGGCGTTCATCTTTTAAGACTGCTACTACACTAAGATACTTCATCGCTTTGATTTTTATTATACTGAGCTAATGCATCTGCTTTAAGACCCATGCACTGATGGTATAAATCGACACGACCTTGGATAACTTTGTTAATATCGAATAAATCATCACATAAAAGTTTTAGGTTTTGCCCCATCTCTTTTACATGTTGTGGGTCTTTAATACATTTAGTTAAAATTTTAATCCAGTCGCTTTTAGCATTTTTAGGGTCAATTAAATACCCTGTTTCACCATTCACAATTAGTTCATCATAACAACCTACATCAGTAGCAACCAAGGGCACTCCGTAACGAGCACCTTCAATAGCTTTGATTTCTGATTTCGAGTCATTAAAAGGGTTTGGGTCAAGAATAGCTAAATTAATATCAATGTTGCGGTACATCTCCCCGTAGGAATTAGGTGGCATGGCAGGGTACACAGTATAATTCTTGTGCCCTCTAAACCCTCTAGAAAGAATACGTTCGTAGCCTTCCCATACATCCCACTGCCAATCTCGTTGGTCCGGAGCCTGTACGGGCTTGCCATAAAAACCCCAATGCACGCGTTCTTTGCCTACCTTTTGATTTACTAAGTAGGGTACCCCTGCGAAGTGTTTTACATCCACGTCATGATGAATACCCCCTACCCAACCCATACGGGTTACCTTTTTAGGGGCTAGGGTTTTGGTTGCGTTCCAACACGGTAGATTGTAATCGATTGTATTCTTAACAACCACCAAAGCTCCCCGTACAAACTCAGCTATGCGTTCGGCAAACTTACGTTGGGTAACGGTGACTAAATCAGCGTTACTGTAAATATATTTCGTTACCTCATCCAATCTCTGCTCCTTATAAACTTTATACAGCCGGTGCCCTTCATACAAATCCGAAAGAAGGTCATCTGTATCGAAGTGTGTGAACTTACCGTTCTCTGCTCCGATGCGGAGGATGTCTGCAGTGTACTGACCTCCGAAGTTGTGTATGTTTTGGGTGAAGACAACGTCTGCCCACTTTATATTTTCATACTCAAAATCCTCAGGCGTCTTCGCCCCGGTAGAAGCGTCCCACCCCAGAGGATTATCGTCAAAACGAACCTCCACTTGGTCACCACAATGTTCCATTAACTTCTCCATAGGAAGGAGGATGCGGTAGTAAGCGCACCCTCCATGATTCGATGGACAAGCTAAAATCTTTAGCTTTTCTGCCATTTATAAATATAACTCCGTTATAATTTTGTAGGCGATTAATCCCACCCCGGTAGACCCGAGCAATACACAGAGTCCTAATAAAAATCCTGTGTTTGCGTAAGGTTCGAAAGATGGGTTACCTGCTTGCCGCTTCGCATAAAAGCTTTTAGTGTCACGTGAATCCATTAACTAGTCCACCTTTAGATTTTTTAAGTGAGACATGTAATCGTCATCATCAGCGGCGGGAGCATTTTCAGCGGCGATAACGTCAGGATGCGTGCCTTTACTTGCAGCCTCCAATTCCATCATCATGCCTTTCAACTCATCATAATCAGCGACCTTTACAAGACCATGAATATCATGTAGCTCATCCATCCACTTAGCACTTTCGGCATCACTACCAGCAGAACTTTGTTTTGGTTTTGGAGAAGACTTGTCATAATTTGGCCATTGTCCTTGGGTATCTTTTACAATTTTGAAATCCCAACCTTCTTTGAGGTCAGTAATATCCCCAAAGTCTTCGTCAAAGAAACAGTCAAGTACTTTACCAAAAAGCTTTTGCCCTACGGATAGAATCTTAACTGACTCATCACGACGGTCTACAACGTTCATATAAAAACGCTTACGAGACTTAATCTGACGTGCGAGGTCTTGGAGTTCTTTGCCTTTAGGGGTTTCTTTGCCAATGGCATTAATTTCTTTCCACATGTTGTAGTAAGTATCGCATACAGGACACTTACCACCCTTTACACGTGGGCAGTGATAATTCTTGTCGTTAAGACGGTGAATCGCGGTTTCAGCATAAAATTCTGTGTCGGTCCCCTCCTTTGCAGGAAGAACGCGTACGACAGACGTACCTTCGTCCATCATAAAGAATTTGCTTAGGAAATCGGAGTTGCCTCCGGAGCCGCCGGGGTTATTAATCTCGGCATATTTTTTTCTTAGTTGTTCGATGTTAACCATAGTTTTTAAAGTTGTTCAATTAGTTTAGCCTCTGCTCGTTTGTTCGCGGAGAGCTGTATTATTATATCCTTTTGGTGGTCCAAACTGGACACAATATTCTTACATAAATTAAATTTATGTGCCTTCGACACGATACCGCGTTGAAGGGTCTGAAGCTCAGGCTGAGTCTTCAGGTATGCGTCTAAAGCACGGTCTGTAGTTTTCTGACCTGCTTGCCTCATCTCCTCGCGACGTGCCTCGCGAAGCTCTGCTTCCCTTGTTTCACATAGGAGGTTGGCACGGTCTACTTCTTTCTTTGCATAAGCCATTACACCAGCAAAGAACGCAAATGTAGATGGATGGTTACCCATAGCCTCTTGGAAGTTATGTTCAGAAATAGCTATGTACTTCTTAGTAATATCCATGTAAGAGTCTTCTATGTTGTCGTAAATTTCTTTTATGTTAATCATTGTCTGCGAAAATAAATTGGAATAATTCAGGGTTTAAACCTGCCATTTGTTGTACCATGTTTGAAGTAACACTTGTTAAGTATTCATTACTCATGCTAGGGATTTCATCGTCGTCATTCAATCCGAAAATCTCATAGCCAATGTGGCATATTTCATGTAGTAACGTACCTTTGTAATCCTCAGCATGTTGGTTAGGGTCAATCGTTAAAAGATATTTTGGAAACTCTACGCACCCATAAAGATTATCTTTCTCTAATGATTGTTGTTTTATTTCGAAAGTTTTTATACCTGTGTATACGGTCATCGGATGTTTATATTTAGGGAATTTTTTACTCATTGTTGTGTTACCGTTAATCTAGTGTAATCGATTCGGATGGGCACGATGTAACGTGCTCTACCGTTTCGCGATTTCATTACGAACATACGAGCTTTACCTTCATCAAACTCCTGTTCCTTTTGATTGATAGAGAAAGCTAAGTCGCATACA